GGGTGGCGGTGAAGTCGCGCTGGCCACAGAGATCGCCGAGTGGTGGGCCGAGTGCGAGCCACTCCACGGATTCGGGGGAGACCATCAAATGATCACCAACAACTGATCGACCAGTGGGTCGACAAAATGCTGACCGCCGAAGCACGCCTGCACGGCTTGCAGCTTGATCTGGTAGACCTGCGCGCAGATGGCCCACATGGCCAGCGCACGCCGGCCAGAACCCATCTGACCTTGTGCCGCCAAGCCCGTCAGGCCGCCCGTCAGGCATCAGCCAAAGTCAGAACACTGCATGCTGGGGGTGCGGTATGAAGTTGTCCATCAAGCTCACACCTGAAATGCGCACCCGGCTGATGCATGCAGAGACCATCGAAATTGAGGTGCCTGATTCGACACTGCAGGACCTTCCACACGTTCCTGATGAGATTGACTTTGATGTCGAATTTGAAAATGGCGATTACGACCGTGACGATGAGCAATTCCTGCGCGGGCGCGTAGAAGGATGGAACGATTGCTGTCGCGAGTTCTCAACCAGAGCCAGTAAATCTAAAGGGAACTCCATCTAATGACTCACCAAAAACCAGCCGGGCTTGCCCCGGCTTTGGGCGTCGTGCGCCCTGCAAACAGCAATGTCGTGACGCTTGAGCCCTGCACCAAGTGCCGCCAGATGGCGGTTTGCCTGCCAGTAGCAGGCCGACACGGTCGCCGCTCTTACCCCTATTGCGTCGAAACTTGCTGGCCGCTGGCCCGCGCCGCCAGCGAAACCGTGGTGAAGACCGTCCCGGCTAATGCCCGCCCCTCGATGCGCTGCAGTTGCTGCGGCGAGTTCGGCCATGTGCGCCCGGTCATCCTTGTCGGCAACCGGCTCACCAGCCTGTTTTTCTGCGAGGCCACCTGCTGGTCTGATCGGCTCGCCACCCTGGACATGGTACCGACCTGCTCCACCTGCGGCCGGTACCTGCAACCCAACGAGTATGTGAACGGCAAGTGCGGGGTGTGTAAATGATGGACGCCATCACCAACCTGCACGGGATCCAGCTCCCCCAGCACTACCTGGTCGGGCACCACGCCATCAACATGGCCGGGGCGGCCGAACAACTGGCCCGCATTGAGTGGCACGTTGCCAAGCCGCTGGCCGCAACCTTCCTGCGCCGCTACCCGGCCAACCCCAAGACCGCCAACATCTGGCTGCGCCGCATGGTCGACGCCTGCGCCGCGGCACAGAGCCGGTTCCCGATACCGGTGATTGATCTTCGCAACGATGTGCGCCGCGAACTGGTCGCCGCCGAGTGGGCCCGTCGCTGCCAGCAACTGCTGGCGGCGGCGGGCCATGATCGCACCGCCACCGAGCTGCTGGCCGATATTGGGGCCCAGGCCAAGGCGTGGCACTTCTGCCCTCCCCTCCCCATTCACCCGCGCACCAAGGTGGAGCGCCTGCTGGGCCGCCCACTGAGCCAGGAAGAGCGGGACGATCTGGCCGACGAGGTGGACAAGTTCGAAGGGGCCGCCGCCAGCTTGCTGGTGCGCCTGCTCGACGAGTCGTGGTGGCTGCGCAAGATCAACCGCGCCTGGGCTATCTACTGCGAGCTGATTGCCATCCTCACCGGCCAGGTGCGCCGAGGGGTCAGCCCCTACGCCAGCTCGCACGCCGTGCGTGAGTTCACCCAGCGTAAAGCAGCCCAGCAAGCCTGGATGGCTTGCATGAGCGCCGTCAACGAAGAGCTGGGACAGGAGATCGACTTGGCTGACGCCATCATGGCGTCAGTCGCCAATCCGGCTATCCGTCGTCACGAACTGATGGTGAGAATGCGCGGCTTTGAAGACATGGCGCAGGAGCAGGGCAAGCTTGGCCTGTTCCTTACCCTGACCGCCCCATCCAGCTATCACGCCTGGCGCCAGGGCAGCAAAGACAAGGCGAAGACCTACCAGAACGAGAAGTTCAACGGCGCCTGCCCGACCGAGACCAACCGCCTGCTGTGCAAACAGTGGGCCCGCTTTCGTGCCGCCTTGGCCCGCGAGGGGATCATGGCCTTCGGTTTTCGGGTGGTGGAGCCGCACCACGACGGCACCCCGCACTGGCACTGCCTGCTGTTTATCAACCCCGAGCACCAACGCGACTTTCTGACCCTGCTTGCCTACCACTTCACCGCCACCGAACGGGCCGAGCTCAAGATGCCCAACGGCGACCAACTCGATGCACTGGCCGAGATGAAAATCCGCAACAAGATGCCGCGCATTAAGTGGCTGCTCGATGTAAACAGCCCGGCGGTGGTCAAGGCCATCAACCCACGAGTGAACTGGAAGGAAATCGACCCGACCCAGGGCAGCGCCACCGGCTACATCGCCAAGTACATCGCCAAGAACATCGACGGCCACAAGGTCGGGATGGATTACGAGGCCGAGGCCCCGGTCGACCACACCACCATCGCGGTCGCGGCCTGGGCGAGCTGCTGGCGTATACGCCAGTTTCAACAGATAGGCGGCCCTGCTGTGAGCGTGTGGCGCGAGCTGCGCCGCCTGGGTGACGAGGTAATCGAGTGGGATTGCATCCTGGAAGCCGCTCGCACCGCCGCTGACAACAACCGCTGGGGCGACTTTATCGACGCCATGGGCGGCATTGACCTGCCACGCAAGGAGCACCTGATCCGCCTCTCCAAGCGCCTCGATGAAGCCGCCAACAAGTATGGCGAGGATGTGCTGCGCCTGATGGGGGTGATCACCGACATCGGCCAGACCACCGCCATCACCCGCACCGAGGGCTGGCAGATAGTGCGCAAGGGGGTCAACGGGTCGGGTTTGGGCGAGCGCAGCGAGTTGCCATCAGGCGGCGGCAGCCGCCCCCCTCGGAGTTCTGTCAATAACTGTACGCAAGGATCTAAGTCGGGGGTGAAAGGATCCGCTCTGGCTAAAGAGCTGGGCCGAATGGGTCTTGATGAAAGTAACGCCGCCCTGCTGCTACACGGCAGCATCATCCACGCCGACGGCCAATATGTGCGACTGGTCGGCGATCGGCTGATTGTGACCCGCAACTGGCCGGGTGCTGGCGATGCGGTGGCCGACCAGCTGACCGCCGAGGTCGAGGCAGAGCAGGCCAGCAACCGGGCCGCCAGCAGCAACACGCTGAAACAGCAGGCCCGCGAGCTGATGCACTCCGGCGGCAGCGTGACCGAGTGGCTGGCCGCCCTGCCGTTGGCGCAGGCCGAGGAGGCGATCGCCATCTTCACCCGCCTGCTGGATGACGAAGAGGACCGGGCCAGTTACCAGCCCACCGAACAGGAGCAGGCCCGCGTCGCGAGCATGCAAGCCGACAACGACCGCCATCAGGCGGAGATTGCCAAGGCGCGGGCGCGCCTGGGCGTGGAATGAGGAAATTGCGATGAATGGAGCTTTGAAGTTGCAAGAACAGGCGGTGGCCACCGCAGTGGAGACGGTAGGTAAGCCGGTGCTGGACGCCTGCTGTGGTAGCCGGATGATGTGGTTCGATAAGCAGAACCAGGCCGCCATCTTTGCCGACATCCGCCACGAGACTTTGACTGTCACGGATAGAACGCACCGGGAGGACGGCACCCGCACCTTGCGCATCGAACCAGATTGCCTGATGGATTTTCGCAACATGCCGTTTGCTGATGGTGCATTCAAGCTGGTTGCCTTCGACCCGCCGCACCTTGAACGTGCTGGCCCCAAAAGCTGGCTGGCTGCCAAGTACGGCAAGCTATCAGACGATTGGCGCTCAGACCTGTGCGCTGGCTTTGCCGAGTGCTTCCGGGTTCTGGAGCCAGAGGGCGTCCTGGTGTTCAAGTGGAACGAAACACAAGTCAAAGTCAGCGAGGTGCTGGCTTTGACTCCGCACAAGCCACTGTTCGGTCAGGTATCTGGGCGCTCCGGCATGACCCATTGGCTGGTGTTCATGAAGCCAGGGTTGCAAGAAGTGGTAGGGGGTCAGGCATGAAAGACTGGATTCGGCGCCATTTCGAAGCATGGCTGGTGCTGGTTGCCGCCAAGATTCTGATCGGCCGGAACGTCCAGCGATGCAAGGTGGTATCGCGGAAAGACAACAACGACATGTGGTACATGGCAGAAGATCTGGAGCAGATAGCCAAGAGAATGCGGAGCAAGTACGAGGGCCCCAACGCATGACAGACGCTATCACCCGCGGCGACGTCGAGCGTCTGCTGCCGCTCTGTCAGCGGCTCTTGCCCATCCTCCAGCAACACCCGCCGGGATCGGCGGGTCGTGCCGCCATTACCAACGAACTCGACAGCCTGCCGGCAGCCGACCGCCATCTCTGCGATCTGCTGCTCGACCGCATGGAGCGGGTCATCCAGTTCGAGGATGCCTGGTTCCCCTTCTACCAGGGCGAATTGGATACCATCACCCCACCCAAGAAGGCGAAGCGGGTGCTGCCTGTCGGCCCTGCCCCCAAGCAGGTATGGAAGGCCACCAGGGCGCGACAGGGGGCGTTTGCCAGAAGGAGGGCTGTATGAGCAAACCAAAGGAGGCGAGGGAGCGAAAGCAGGCCCAGCGTGCGAAACAGTCAGCCCTAGGCATCACTCGCGTTGAGGTTAGGATGTCAGAACGGGAGCGCCAGCAACTCAACCACCTACGCATTGTTCGGGCTGGCAGCGGTCAACCTTATTCTGCCGACGAGTACATCAGTACCCTGATCCGGCGGGACTGGGAACGGTGGGTGTCGCAGGAGGACAATCTGAAAATGCAGGTATGTAAGCATTGCAACCACCCTTTACCTGTCGGGTGCAATGGGGCCTTTAAAGGGGAAAGCGCATGCTGGAAGACAACGGGAGATAAAACCCTTGCGCTGTAGCCAACGGGTTTTAAGAAAGGCACCAATGTGACCGGTCTTAAAATCCTTGATGGGCACCCCTTAAAACCAAAATCGTGACCGGACACGTTTCAACGATTACCATAACTGTCCAACGAAGAGAGGTGCCAAGTGAGTTTTAACCTATGTGACCTCCCCCGGGAGGAAAAGGCCCTGATCGAGGTCGACAAAGCGGCTGCCTATGCGGTGTGGAAGGAACGCAACGGCAAGCTGGCCACGGCAGAGCTGGACAGTTCAGCCTTCACCGGTCATCAGCTTGAGGTCTTCACCAAGGCCTTGGCAAAGTACCGGACCAGACCATAACACCATCTGCCAATCAGTTTAAAAGCCCCCTCATGCAGGGGGCTTTTTAATATATTCGATGTTGTGTACCTATTATGTACATAGGAGGTACACAATAGGTATATAACTGAGGGAAAACATATGAAATACGTATGCAAGACATATACAAAAGATATGCTTTTAATATGAAACGCATATCCCTTTAATATTAAAATAATATCACTTGGGTGATGATAAATTGCTTACACACCCCCATTTAAACATTGCCCAAAACACCATTAGATGGGTTATTAAAACCCAACCCTCCTCCCCCCTCTCATCTGGGGCGAACGTACACGAGAAGCGCGGTTTCACTGACTTGTTAGGATGTTGTCCAGCAAGGATATTGTCCAGCTAGGACACTGAGGCGTGACTGTGGTTTGCCTATGACGACGATGTTTAGATGACCCTAGGGGTTATTTAATATTTTATTTCACTGAGACCATTGACCAATAATCTTTCTGGCGCATAAGATTCGGCCCAAGCAAACAAGAAACCGCGCTCCCTTCGCTGAGGGTGGCATCGTTTTATCTGCGTGAAAATTCTTTCGATGGTCACTATCCAGTGGTCAGCGATTATTAACACACCTCTGTTGGGAGTACATGCATGCAAGAGCCATCCATCGAAGCTATTTTGGAAGACCTGTATTTTATCGCCGGTAAAATCACTGACGATCATCGCCCTATGCCGCTTGGACGAGTCGAGTCAAGCATACGCCACCTGGTGGTACTGGCCATGAAGGCTCTGAACGCCCAGCGCAAGACTTACACCATCCACTGAGTGACCAGACAGATACGGGATATGCCTCCTCCACAACGTAATCAAAAAACGATTACAAAATAACTTGCGACTGTAATCAAAAATGATTACATTAAGTCCATCGCAACAGACAAAAGGAGGTGCGGTGAAGCAAAGCGAGTTCCGGAGATGGCTGGAGTCGCAAGGGGTAGAAATCAGGCAAGGCACCAACCACCTGAAACTCTACTACCAAGGACGACAGTCAACGATGCCGAGGCACCCCAGCAAGGAGCTGGGGGAAGGGCTGAGAAAGACCATCCTCAAGCAACTCGACATCAAATAACCCGCCCGCCCCGACAGGGGCGGGATACTCGCAGCCAACCGCAGAGCACTATGCACTATCCCGTTATCATCGAGCCTGATGGCAACACCTGGCTGGCCCGCTTCCCCGATGTGCCAGAAGCTCTCACCGGAGGGGACACCCGCGAAGAGGCGTTGGCGGAGGCCGCTGGAGCGCTGGTAACAGCGTTCGAGTTCTACGTTGAGGATAACCGCCCCGTCCCGCCGCCGTCGGCACCTGCGCCGGGGCAGGAGGTGGTCGCGGTTCCCCCCAGCGTCTGGGGCAAGGTGCTGCTGCTCAACGCCATGTGTGAGGCCAGTGTGAGCCAGGCTGAGCTAGGCCGTCGTCTTGGCATCCCGCGCCAGAACGTTCAGCGCCTGCTGGACCTGAGCCACGCCACCAAGATCGACCAGCTCGCGGCTGCTATCGCCGCGCTTGGCCATCGCCTGGAACTGGTTATCCGGTAAAGGGACGCCTGGCCTAGCCAACTTTCCGTGAATACCTCTACGGGCCTCCTGAAAATCATCAGGAGGCCCGCTTCTGTCTAACTCTGTTCAGTTCACAGCAGCAATCCAAGACCAAATAGAGAGCCCCTGGCTGCCCCCTTCGCCGTCATGCAACCGCAACGCGTAAATCGTGCAAGGTAATTTGAAAGGATCTGACGGAAAGTGAAGGATCGCAAAAGGGATCTGCTATCCATCGCGCGGCCAGCGCTGGCGCGGGGAACCGTTACCCGCCACCAGTCGTTCACCTGCATGGAAATCGACACATAAAGCGGGCAGGCGAGGCGGGGTCCCGATTGCGCGCCAGCGGTGCTGGCAGGGGGGCGGCAGGCTGCGCCAGCCGCTCAGGATGCGCGTGAAAGGATCCGCGAGGGTGCGAGGGTAGCCCGCATCGGTGATGCAGCAGCGGGCCGCTGATGCGGTCATGTGAGGGGCAAAATAAAACCCCGCCAGGTGGCGGGGTGGTCGGGATGCACAGGCCGGATCAGCGCAGCATGTCGCCTTGGCTGGCCTGCTCGATGCCGGCGGCCAGTTTGTAGGGGTTGAACCGGATCACCTCCTCCCCTGCCCAGTCATTGAGCGCCAGCAGGCTGGCCTTGATGCTGTCGATCTCGTTGATGTCGAACACCTGGGCGGCCTTGGTCACATCGCCAAACCCGCCGGTGCTGTTCGGCATCACCCCCATCAGCTGGGGCGGTACCCGATGGGTCGCCAACTGGTCATCCCGGCTCACGTTCTTGATGCTCAGAAAATCATCCTTGGCCGCCACCTCGGCAACCGGGATCAGCTTCACCCCGTCCTTGCTGCCGTTCGGGGTGTAGAGCAAGAGGTTGCGGAAGTTGCCGGGCCCCTTGCTCTGGCGCAGCGCCTCACGCAGGGCCGCAATGTCACCCTCGTTCTGCACTGCGTCGGTGATATGCATGATGAACCCAGCGTGGGATCCATTCTCGTAATACTTGCGGCGGAACAGGGTGGCCGACTCGTTGAGCAGGGTAGAGTTGAGCCCGCCGACATAGTCGGGGATGCCGTAGATTTCCTGGTTGATGTCGCTCTCCATCACATGGCCCACCCGCCCGGTCGGAAGCGCCTGCTCTTGCCCGGGCTGGGCAATCCACCAATAGGTGTCCAAGTCCAGAGCGCGACGGGTGTACTTGGCCCGCAGGTGGTCATAGCGCAGCACCCCGCCGAGCCGGTTCTGCACAGCCTGCAGGTAGCCGTTGCCGAAAATCAGATAGTCCAGCGCCAGCCCGGTGAAGGCGGCCAGGCTCAATTTCGGGTGCGGGATGAAGCAGGAGCGCAGGATGTTGCGCTTCACCTGGATGGCAGAGGCGTGATGCACCCCGGCCCGATAGACCCGCGACAAGCCATTGAGCGAGAGCGGCGGCTCGTACCAGCGGCCGTTGTGCATGGCCTCCAGGTAGTCGAACACTTCCCGTTGCGATAAGACGGGCACCGGCTCGCCAAAGCTGAACGCCTCGATGGCCGCGCCGGGTTTCTGGGTCGCCGTCACCGGCGAAGTATGGCACTGCGGGCGGCGCTTTCTCATGCGAAAATCTCCATCATGCTGGTATTGGCACCGGTGGCACCTGCCAGCGGTTCGTGTAACAGGGCCTGCATCGTTGCCCAGGCAATATCGCCGTGGCTGACCTCTTCGGAACGGCTCGACTCAAAGGTCGGCATCTTGCCGGCGGTTACCCCCCGGCGAATGCTCATAAAAGCGGCCGCCAAATCATTCCAACCGCTGTCAAACTCCAGCCGCCCCTTGTTCATCACATCGATAGCCTTCATGACCATGCGGATCTTCACACTCGGGTTGTACTGGATTGCGGTAACAGCGGGATAGAACACCTTCACATTCTGATAGACACCCTCCCCGATCCCGGTGGTATCGATTCCGATGTAGGCAACGTTGTAGCGAATAGTCATCTGGCGGATTGCCTCTGCCTGGGCTGCAAAATCCATCCCTTTCCACTGGTGACGTTCGAGCACCCGGAACTTACCGCCGGGTACAGCCGGTGGAGCCAGCACGGCGCAACCTGCGCTATCCCCCTGCCCCCCCTTGGCCGGGTCATAGCCGATCCACACCGGCCGGTTACCCATTGGTCGCAGGGCAAAATGCTTATAGTCCTCCCATACCTCCCAGCTATCGACCATGCACCGTTGCAACATCGCCAACGGGAACACGCTGGACGTGTCATCCATGAAGATGCACATCAACAAGTTGAGGTATTCATCATCGGAATACTCGCTGCGCAGCTGATCCAGGTCGAACAGGTCACAGCCACCGCACACCGCATCTTCGACCGTGACAATCTGCCGCCACTGACCATCGGCGCACAGCTTACCGCTGGCAAGATTGGCGTGGCTCAGGTCAATCTCGACCCGGTCTGCCTTCGCCTTGCCGCGGTTGAAGTTGGCGCCGGACCAGAACGCATAGGCGGGATGGGAAAGGCTGGATGGGGTGGAAATGTAGGTCTGGCGCCACTTCTTGTGCATCGCCATGCCGGAAGCCACCTTGCGGAACTCCAGGAAGCCATGGATCCAGAAGTACTCGTCCATGTAGATGTTGCCGTGGTAGCTCTGGGCGGTGCGGGCGTTGGTGCCGAGGAAGTAGAGGTGCGCTCCGTTCGGTAGCACCATGGGGTCGCCCTTGAGCTCCACCCCCTCCTCCTTGGCAAACTGGATGATGTACTGCTTGAACACATGAGCCTGCGCCTTGCTGGCCGACAGGAAAATCTGGTTGCGCCCGGTGACCAGAGCATCGATGAAGGCCTCGAAGGCAAAGAAGTAGGTCGCCCCAATCTGGCGAGACTTGAGCAGGTTGCGGATCCTGTGCTGGTTGCCAGCCTCGTACCAGGTGCGCTGGTAGCCAAACATGGTGGACTCGAAGCGCTCGATCAGCCGCTCTTGCTGTTCGGGCTCCACCACATTGCGCTCGGGTGCCTTCTTCGGCCCCTTGTTGCGGTTCGCCACCTTGGGGTTGAGGTCGGCCTCATTGCCTCCGTTGCTGTATTTGTTGACCCGGGCGATCCGCTCCAACTGCCTGCCCAGCAGGTCAATCTCCTTGAAGTCGCCGCCGGTTTTCACCTCCTTGGCGATCAGTTGGCACATCCGCGCCTCGATGGCGAAGTCGACCCGGTCAATGGGTTTGATGTCATCCCAGCCGTCGCGCTTCTTCCAGGTCGAGACTGTCCCCTCCGGCGTCTGCAGCAATTCAGCAATGGCGCGGAGCGGATAGCCCTGGAAGAACAGGTGCATGGCCTGCCGTCTGGGTTCGATATGGGGGAAGAGTAAGGGTGCTGTCATGGCGCCAGTCTACCCAGTCGCTACCGCTCAAAACGCCCCCGCGCCAGTGTGCCAGCGCCGTACACACTGGCCGCCGATTGCACGATCCCGCCTGTCACCCAGACCATAACCGCGACATCACCACCCAATCACCAAAGGGATCCCAACCCATGGCAAAGTCCAAATTTTTCCGTGTTGCCGTAGAAGGGGGCACGACCGATGGCCGCGCCATCACCCGCGAATGGCTTGAGCAGATGGCCCAGCGCTACAACCAGTCCACCTACGGCGCCCGGGTCAATATGGAGCACATCCGGGGGATTGACCCCAACGGCCTGTTCAAGATGTACGGCGACATCACCGCCGCCAAGACAGAAGAGGTCACCATCGAGGGCGAGAAACGCCTGGCCCTGTTCGTGCAGATTGACCCGACCCCGGAGTTGATCGAACTGAACAAGAAGCGCCAGAAGGTGTACACCTCGGTCGAGATCCACCCCAATCTGAACGAAAAGGGTGCCTACATGATGGGGCTGGCCGTCACCGACAGCCCGGCCAGCCTCGGCACTGAAATGCTGCAGTTCTGCAGCAAGGCCACGGTCAATCCGCTGGCCTACCGCAAATACCATCCGGAATGCCTGTTCACCGAAGCCTTGGAAACTGTCATCGAACTCGAGGAGGAAGGTGAAAAAGGCCCTGGTCTGCTGGAACGGGTCACCGCGCTGTTCTCCACCCACAAGAAGCAATCCACCGCTGATCTCAGCGACGTTCACCAGGCCGTCGAGACCGTCGCGAAAGAGGTCACCAGCCTCGATGCCGACCTGCAGAAAAAGTTCACCGAGCAGGCCCAGACCATCACCGAGCTGACCAACAAGCAGGACGCCACCGCCAAGGCGCTGGCCGACCTCACCGCCAAGCTGGAAGGCCAGGAAGATTTCAGCCACAAGCGCCAGCCCGCCACCGGCGCCCAAGGCACCACCATCGAAACCGACTGCTAAGGACCCCATCCATGCGTAACGAAACCCGCCAGAAGTTCAACGAGTTCACCAGCAAGGTGGCCAAACTCAACGCCATCAACAGCGCAATGGTGCAATTCAATGTGCAGCCGAGCGTCCAGCAGACCCTGGAAACCAAGATGCAGGAATCGGTCGAATTCCTGAAAATGATCCAGATCATCCCGGTCACCGAGATTAAGGGGGAGAAAGTAGGCATCGACATCGCCGGCACCATTGCAGGCCGCACCGATACCAGCACCAGCGCTCGTGAACCCAACGACCACAGCACGCTCTATTCCAATGAATACGAGTGTGCCAAGACCAACTACGACACCAGCCTCCCTTACAACAAACTGGATATCTGGGCCAAGTTCCCCGACTTCCAGACCCGTATCCGCGATGCCATCCTCAAACGGCAGGGGCTCGATCGCATCATGATTGGCTGGAATGGCGTCGCCGTGGAGAAGAACACCAACCGCCAGACCAACCCGCTGCTGCAAGATGTGAACAAAGGCTGGCTGTACCACATCCGTGAAGACGCGCCGGCCAAAGTGATGGATGAAGGAACCGAAGGCTCAGGCAAGATCTACGTTTACCAGCCGAAGAATGACGCCGACACCAAAGAAGGCGACTACCACAACCTCGACGCCCTGGTGTTCGATGCCGTCAACGAGATGATCGCCCCCTGGTACCAAGACGATACCGACTTGGTGGCCATCTGCGGTCGCAAACTGCTGGCCGATAAATACTTCCCCATCATCAACAACGCTGACAACAACCAGGACAAGCTGGCCGGTCAAGTGCTGGTGAGCCAAAAGCAGATCGGCAACCTGCCAGCGGTGCGTGTCCCCTTCTTCCCGGACAATGCCATTCTCATCACCAAGCTGAAAAACCTCTCCATCTACCCGCAGGAAGGTGCCCGCCGCCGCCATATCGCGGAAGAACCTCACCGCGACCGTGTCGTCAACTACGAAAGCTCCAACGACGCCTATGTGGTCGAGGATTACGACTGCGTCGCCCTGATCGAAAACATCGTCATCGGGCCGAAACCGGCCGCTGGCGGTTAAGGGGGCGACATGACATCACCTGCCCGTCGCAACCGCGAACGCAAACTGGCCGCCCTGCAAGGGGCGGCCAATCCTCAGTTCGACCAACAACGCGCCAACGCCTACGAGCTGCAGCTGATGCAGTTGGCCGAACATCGCCGCACCCTCAAGGGCATCCAGAGCATCGAGCGCAAGATCGACGCCAAGCGCACCATGCTGGGCGTCTACAAGCCGTGGATTGATGGCCTGCTGGCCGCTGACCGGGGCGAACAAGATGACGTCCTCGTCACCGTCATGCTCTGGACCCTCGACACCGGCGATCTCGAAGGGGCCTTCAACATGGCCGACTACGTGATCCGCCACGGCCTCAGTACCCCGGACCGCTATGAGCGCACCGCCGCCACCCTGATCGCCGAAGAGGTCGCCGACACCGGCATCAAGCTGCAAGAGGCAGGCGCGGGCCCCAGTTATGGCCTGCTGTGCGCTTACCTCGAGCTGCTGACCCACTCCGACATCTTCGACCAGGTTCACGCCAAGCTGCACAAGGCCGTGGGCCGCGCCGCCCTGGCCGAAGGGTTCAAGGAGCAGGCTGCCCAGCACTACCGCCGCGCACTCGAACTGCACGACAAGGTGGGCATCAAGAAAGATCTCGAAGTGCTCGAGCGCGACATCAAGAAGGAAAAAGAAGCCGCACAGGCAGCCAAAGCAGCGGAAGAACAGGCAGAAGCAGAACAAGCCGCCAGAGACGCCGAGCAAATGGCAGCCGAAAGCGGCACCACCGAACAGCAGCCCGACGCCACCGGCGGCGGCAGCTAACCGAGCGAACCCCGCACCCTGGGCGGCTCGGGCCTGACGAATGCGTTGCGCATACCAGACGGCCCGACCACCGCCCAACAAGCGGAAAAGGAGCACCATGAGCACCGGATTCATTGCCAATGCCACCACGTCGCCAGCCGAAGGGGAGATAGACTCCAGCCCCTTCTGGCCGGCGATCTCGCTGCCTGACCTGCGCGACACCGTCCGGCTCGATGGCACCGTCACCACGGCCCGCCTCAAGCATGCCGTCATCGACGCCATCACCAGCGTCAACCGGGATCTGGCTGACTGGCGCCGCGCCCGTGAGGCAGAAGGGGTCGCCACCCTGGCCGCCGTACCGGGTGAGGTCATCAATGGCGAATCGGCGTACCTGCACAGCTACCGGCGCGCCGTCTATGCCATGACCCGCGCCAACCTGCTGGAGCGTTACACCGACTACAGCGCCACCGGTGATGGCGTCAAAGGGGCCGATGCCAAAATCATCAGCTCTGACGACCTCTACCGCGACGCCCGCTTTGCCATTCGCGACATCCTCGGTACCACCCACATCACCGTGGCGCTCATCTGATGGAGCTGCGCAGCCAACAGGGTGACACCCTCGACCTCATCCTGTTCCGGCACTACGGCTACACCGCAGGCATCACCGAGCAGGTGCTCGCACTCAACCCCGGTTTGGCCGCGCTCGGCCCCATCCTCCCGACCGGAACCCTCATCACAATGCCAGCGGCCCCCACCCAGGCCGAGCAGCCGCTGATCCAGCTATGGGAATGACCATGAGCCGCCTCGACGACGAACTCGAACGACTGGCCGACATCAGCGAGCAGCAACTCGCTGCCCGCATCCACGCCGCCCGCATCAGTGGCACCGGCCCGCACTACTGCATCGACTGCGAAGACCCAATCCCGCAGGCGCGCCGCGAAGCACAGCGGGGCTGCGAACGCTGCGCCGAGTGCCAGACCATCTACGAATTCCAAACCGCTCGCCACTACGGCGGCAAACGATAGGAGAGCACGATGCCAGAACCCATTTCATCCAGTGCAGCAACCAGCACCCTGAGCGCCTTGGCGTTGCTGTCCCTCTTCCCGGGCGTTGACCCCGGCGTCCTGCTCGGTGCATTCGCCGGGGCGCTGGTGTTCATCGCCACCACCGCCGAGCTGGGCAACCTGCGCAAAGCGGGGCTGTTCGTTGCCGCCTTCGTGGCGGGGGCACTGGCGGCACCGCTGGTTGCCGCCATGCTGGCCAGCGTGCTGCCACTCAGCGTCGAGGTCCCCAGGGCAGTCGGCGCAATGCTGGCCTCGGCGTTGGCCGTCCACCTGTTGCAGTGGATCCTGCGCAAAACGCCGGAAGACCTGCTCAAACTCCGCAAAGGGGGCTGACATGAACCAACTGCAAGAACACGCGAGTTATCTGGTCGGGTTGGTTGAAAAACTCATCAAGGAATCCATCAAAACAGGTCTGATGATTGTTTTTGCCTGCCTGGGGTTCATGACCGTGGAGTTTGTCAGCCAAAAACCACTGGACCTTGTTGCGACGTCAGTAAATGTGGCTGCTGCCACCGCCCTGCTGGGGCTGCTGCTGGCAATCATCACCACCATTAAATGGGCATGGCGCAAGCGCCAAGCCCTCAACGGGGGCTGACATGCTGACCATCCTCTACGCCATGATCTGTGCCGCCATCGCGCTGCGCATCGCCACCTTCAACCGCAACGGGGGCGACTATCGCCCCCTCCCTGCCGTGCTGGCCTGGGCCATCACCGTCGCCGCCGGGTCCGTGCCGCTGCGCGCCCTGATCGGGGCACTGCCCGCTCCTGACCCCGCCGCCGTCATGCTGGCCTCTGTCGTACTCACAGCACTGATCGGCTCTCGCGGATCCGTCATGCGCCTGCTGCCACGGCGGCGCCAGCAACCGACCACCGCCAGCCATCTGAACGGGAGGTTTCAACCATGATCCTTAAAAAAGGGGATACCGGCGCCGCCGTCGCCGATCTGCAGCGTCGCCTGACCAAAGCCGGTTATCCGCTCGATCCGGATGGCTGGTTTGGCGATGCCACAGAGCGCGCCCTGCTCGCCTTCCAGCAGGACTACATGATCACCGCCATCGGCCAGGCAGGCCCCCGCACCCTGGCTGCTCTGCTCGGTAGCGAGCGCGGCAACCAGCTGACCATCAACCACATGCAGAGCGGGGCTGACCTGCTGGGCCTGCCGCTGGCCACCATGGCCACCGTCGCCCAGGTCGAGAGCATCGGCGAGGGGTTCACCACCGACATGCGCCCGGTGGTACTGTTCGAGCGGCACGTGTTCTACAAGCAGCTCACCCAGCACCTGGGCAAGGCCGCCGCCGACCAGATGGCGTCCCATTACCCCAACCTGGTCAACCCCAAGCGCGGCGGCTATGCGGGCGGGGCGGCCGAGTGGGAGCGGCTACAACTCGCCATCAGCCTGCACCGGGATGCCGCCATCGAGTCGGCCAGTTGGGGGATGTTCCAGATCATGGGCTTCCACTGGCAGGCGCTGGGCTTTGCCTCGGCCAGCGACTGGCAGACCGCCATGCAGCGCAGCGAGGTCGAACACC